AGTCGTCTCGACCAGCGCATCGCCCGATGAGAACATCGGCAAGTTGCTTTCGGCGATGGGTGGACTGATCGCCTACACCGGCGGCAAGATCGCGCCTTACGCTGCCGCCTATCGCATCCCGACCGTGACGTTCAGCGAGAAGCATTTCGTGGGGCCGATCAGCGTGCAGACGCGCACCAGCGCGCGAGACCGCGTGAACTCGGTGAAGGGCGTTTACCTAAGCGAAATCAACAACTGGCAGGTCACGGACTTCCCGACGATCACGGATGCCGCCTACGTTTCGGCTGACAACGGCAGCGTCTTTTTCCGCGACGTAGTGCTGCCGTTCACGACTTCCTCGTCTTGCGCGCAGCGCCTCGCGGTCATCGAGCTTCGCCGCGCTCGCGAGGAGATCACGATGTCGGCGCGCTTCCGACTTGAGGCGATGCAGGTGCGCGCTGGCGATACGGTGATGATTACCAACTCGAAGCTCGGATTTTCCTCAAAGGTCTTCGAGGTCATGGAGTGGAACTTTGCGAGCGGCGGCAATCCTCCCGAGGTCTTTGTGGACATGACGCTGCGCGAAACCGACTCGTCGGTCTATTCATGGAACGTCACGGATGAAATCTACACGGCAGGCGCGCTTAACACGACGCTGCCGGACCCGTTCACAATCAGCGCGCCGACAAATCTCTCTTTGACTGCGGACGGCACGACGCAGTTCATCCAAGCCGACGGCTCGGTCATGCCGCGAATCAGGGTCGCGTGGACTCCGCCAGCCGTAGGCTTTATTGAGTCTGGCGGCGCTGTGGTCATTGAATACAAGCCGAGCACGAGCACGACCTATCTCACATGGAGCCGCCTCGAAGGGGCGCAGACTGAGGACTTCATCAGCTCGGACGTGAAGATCGGCACGAACTACAACGTGCGAATTTACGGCGAAAGCTATTTCCGCATTTCTACGAGTTACCTCAGCGGAACGATCACCGTCGCCAAAGACACCACCGCCCCAAGCATCCCAACCGGCCTAACCGCCGTCGTCGGCACGGGCCGCGCCGTCTCGCTCGACTGGAACGACAACACCGAGCCCGACTTTTCGGAGTATGGCATTTACCGCAGAACCACAACGGTGACTCCTCAAGACTCGGTGACAGGCAAGATCGCCGAAGTCCGCGCGTCGCGATTCGTGGACACGGACGTGGACATCGGGACGACGTATTACTACTGGCTCAATGCCTTCGACACGGTGGAAAACGTGTCAGGGTTTACCAACTACGTCCAAGCGACGCCATCGGTCATCACCGCTGGGCCTATCGACCCGACGCCGCCAGACCAGCCCGCAGCGCCGACGCTCATCAGCACGACGGTCTATCTGTCATCAGACGGCGGTTCATTCGCGCGCGTCTCGCTGACCGCTCCACCGCTGCCAGCGAGGGCGGTCGCTCTCGATGTCCTTTACCGGCGCACGGGCGCGAGCGATTACATCGTCGGGAATCAAATCGCGTCGTCGGTGTCCTACGCGGTGTCAATTGACGATCTGACCGTTGGCGAATCCTACCAGTTCGCCGCGCGCGGGATTTCGTTCTCGGGGGCGATCTCTGAAATCTCAACTGCGCTGAGTCAGAGCGCTCCGAGTAACACGACGCTTCCAACCACACCCAGCGGTGGTTCAATTACAAACAAGGCCGCTACTATTTTAACCTTTAGCGGGAGCGATACTTATTTTGGCGCTCGCGTTCAGTGGAGCCCAAGCACCGACAAGGATTTTGCTTATTTTGATATCAAGGTGACGTCGGACAATGACAGTTCATCGGTGAATTATGTTTGGTCTCCTGAAGGCGCAGTGGCTGGTATTTATCAAACGCGGGAGCCTATTGTTGACTACTATCGAGTAAACCTGATTAACGGGTTTGTTTTTGTTCGGGCGTTTAATCGTAGCGGAACCGCTTCAGCGTATTACGCTATCGGAAATCTAATTAGCGCAGCGGAGTTTATCGCGGGAACAATGGCGCTACAAAACGCGGGCTCCGTAGCAATCAGCGGCGGCACCGTCGCCGGCATCACCGACATCGCGCTTGCTGACGGAGGCACCGGCGCAAGCACGGCAGCAAATGCGCGCATCAACTTGCTTCCAGCCTACGCGGGCAACGGGCTGAAGACCCTCGCGCTTAACAGCGGCGCAACCGATGTCGAGTGGAGCGCAGCAGGCACCGGCACGGTGACTTCGGTGGCGCTCTCAGGCGGAACAACCGGACTGACCGTCAGTGGCTCGCCGATCACAACATCGGGCACGATTACGGTCGCGGGCACGCTCGCTATCGCGAACGGCGGAACGGGGGCTACTACTGACAGCGGCGCACGCACGGCGCTCGGGCTCGGCACAGCAGCCACGGCGGACCTTAACGCGCTCGGCGCGATCACCGTGGACAAAATCAGTTTCACGGGCGGCGATCCGGTCACGACCATTGACGAGACTTGGGGCATCACGCTCAACGGCGACGCGACGCATCCGGTGCGCGTAGTCGGTGCGGCGCTTGTGATGGGCAGCTTCGATGCTGGCGGGTCACTGACCGCTGGGCGAATCTTCCTCGCCGAAGATCGGTCACTCTACACCAGCGGGACCGATCTGCTTTTCAACAACGGCAGCGTGACGATCAGCATCACCGCCGCGCCGGTCGTGCCTGTCGTGACCACGGTCATCCTCGGTTATCCGCTTTGCTCTACCTACGGCGGAACAGATGGGGACTATCTACGACAGATCAGCTACAACAGCGTGACGTATCTTTGCTTCGGTGCGTGACGTATCCCCTTAAGTGATACACGCAGCGCGCTCGCGCATCCGTAGTCTTAGAAAATTACACCCTTGCCACCGCGCCCGCAATCCGCTCCGTTCGCCTCACCATGAGGCTGGGAGGGCTGAGGCTACCAGCAAGCCCGCGAGCGGATTTACCGCTGCGCGGGCTTTCTTTTGCCTAGATTCCGCATTCGTCGCCAACATTTGATTCGTTTTAACTGACGCAACTGCAACGGCTTAGAGAAGCAGCAGGACAAAATACGCAATTCTGTTTACATCGGGTCGGCAATCGGAGAGAGTTTTCACGTCGGAGGGAATTAACCCCGAGACGAAAAACCAAAAAACAAAATGACGATCAACACTACTCTCTCAGCCGCCTACACCTTCCTGAAAGGCTCTTATTACAACCGCAAATCAATCAACACCGTAACTACTCTGAAATGCGGCGCGCAGATTGTGGTCAAACTTCCGCGATCAAACGATAAAACGCACCGGCTTTGCGTAGGGTTCAGAAAGAATAAATTTTCGGATCTTATCCATTGGACTGGAACCGCAAACGCCTTCGCAAGCAGCCCAGAGGCGACGATCGAAGAATTGAAATATGTCGTCGCGGAAATAGCTGCCTTTAGGAACTAATCCTAAATCTATCACCCCCGCAAACCACCCCGCTACCTCTTACGAGGCGCGGGGTTTTCCGGTGCCAACCGGAGCGAATCAACGCCGAGGTGCGCAATCAACCACATGAAAACCGATACCACCCTTCCCGTCCTCGTTTCCACTCGCGAGGTCTTGCACCGCGTGACCTTCCAAAGCGGACCAAGAATCGCAGAGGTCCAAACGATTCGGATGCCAAATGGCTCGATCGTCGAGGTGTCGATCTGGAAAAACGAAGCCGGCAAGGTTATCTGCGTTGGAGCGCCGGTCACGGTCGGAGGTGCCGCATGAGCACCACGACCGCACTCACCCGCGCTCTGGTCCTAGCGCTCCTCGCGCCCGACCAAGCTCGCGCCGACCGCGCCATCGCTCTCGCCGAGTCTATCGGCGCGGGCTGCACGAAGCGCCAGATCGCCACCGCGAAGCGCAACGCAGCCAAACTCGCACGCGCATGACCACACGCACAATCAACGCCGCGCTGCGCCGTGCCGGTCTCGACATTGAGATCGCGAACAACCGAGACGGATACAGCTACTTTCTTTCGACTATCACCGGCGGCCAAGTCGGCGAGTCGGTTTTGGTCTGCTACTTGTATCAGCAGACCGTTGAAGAATGGGTGAACGATGCGCGTCGCGCAATCCGTCAGGAGGCCAAGTCATGAAACGCCTCGCCCTCCTCATCGCGCTCTGCGCAACGGCTCACGCCGCGCCACCCGCCTCGTTCTTCCGCGCGCTCCACATCGTGGAGACGAGCGGGCGCACGGGCGCAATCCTCGGCGACGGTGGCAAGGCTCTCGGACCTTTGCAGATTCACAAAGCCTATCACTCCGACGCACGCATCGGCGGCGATTACGCGCGCTGCGCTGATCTGGACTACTCGCGCCGCGTCGTCTCCGCCTACCTTCAACGCTACGCGCCCGCAGCGTGGGCTGCGGGGGACGTGGTCACGCTGGCCCGCGTGCACAACGGCGGGCCGCG